CAAGGCAGCGCCCCTATCCAGCCCGATTTCGTCTAAGTCAGCGACGAGCTCGGCAGTCCGCTCCATGGCGTGAAAGAAATCCTCCGTCGCCTTCGCGGCCTCATCCGATGAGGATTCTTTGCCAAGCTTTCTCAAGAGCCTTAACCTTATGCTTTTTGTCTTCAGGCTCTAGACTACCATCATTTTCTATGTCCGTCATTTGCTCGTTGACTGCCGCATTGATGACTGCCACGGCATCGCGCCAAGGCAGATCTATGACTCGTTCTTTGGTTTCCATGTGTTCACCTCCGTGTACCATTTTCCACTCCTTGCTTCACAAACTTGTACGTTAACCCACTCGCCGGTTTGCTTTTCCAGCCAGTCGATCAGTTCCTGTCGCTTGATGCTCAGGTCGCACTTCACCCATGTAGGGGCCGCGTCGCGCGGTTTCTTGGCGATAAGGCCGTCCACAAAGACTTTTTCTGGTTTGTTTTCCATCTTTCCCTCAATAAGAAACCCCCGGTACGGGGGCAACCGAACCGGGGGCTTCAACCACGGAGAGCACTAGGTTTCCTACAACCCCAGCGCTGTCGCCATCATACACGAACATATGCGATAATCAAGCAATAATCGTGCGTCGATGTCAGGTTTTTGACCCGTCGGTGTCCCTAGCTACGCTCTTGTACCACTCGAATACGAGGCGGAGCTGGCCGCTGATTGTCCGGCCTTCGGATTTAGCCATCCCCTTGATCTCCTCGTACACCTCGCGGGGGACAAGGACAGATTTCCACTTCGTTGTGTCCATATTCATTCTCCTCGGCCCCCGTGATGTGAGATCATATACGAGAATATCGTAGCACGCAAGAAAAAACCCCGCCCGAAGGCGGGGAAAGTACAAGGGAGGCTTCGTGAACAATCAGCGGGCTTCTCCCCAAGATGGACCGATCTCAATGTCACATTTATTGGGAACTACAATAGGCGCCGCTGACTCCATAATTTCAGCGATTTTTCGAGCTTCGTCAACGTCTTTAACGGACATGGCCATCTCGTCATGTATCTGGATCATCGGCAGATGTCCTGCCTTACAGAGATCAACCATGGCCTTTTTCGTCATGTCCGCCGCGGAAGCCTGAATCAGACGATTCAAAGCCTTATAGGTAAAGGCTCTTTTGAGACGGGTCGTCGTCCCGTAGGTGTCGATGGCCTCCTTGAAGGGCAACGCCTTATTCATGGCGAAGGTGTCAGGCTCCCACAAATCGAACCGGCATTTGCGCCCGAGCAAGGACCGCAGGGAGCCGGATGAGGACTTGTCGTTCAGGTGGTTCATTACTCCAACCATTAGCCCTTTAACAAACGGTACGCGGTCGTGATATTGCTTAATCAGACTCTTGGCCTCGTCGAGCGGAATGTCGAGCTGTTCCGAAAGCTTTCCGACGCCCATCCCGTACATCATGCCAAGATTAATCGTCTTAGCTTGCTTCCTAGGGATGTTTGCCATCTCAGCGACCATGTCGTGGAAGTCGGTCTTAGGATCTTCGTTGTAGGCGGCCACAAATTCGTCCGCCCCGCGCAAAGGAACTTTTCGCATTTGCCCATACACATGCGCATAATGGACCAAGATCCGCGGTTCCTGCTGCGAGAAGTCTATGGACGCCCACTGATCTCCCTCTTCCGGCAGGAATAGACTGCGGATCATCGGCCCTAGTTCAGGATCGCGGGCCGGGATCTGTTGAAGGTTAGGGTTGGACATTGAGATGCGGCCGGAGACGGTTCCGCCGTCGTCAGATCGGATTTGATTGATATGGGAATGTATTCGGCCATCACGGTGGCAGTGCTTCATGATCGTGTTGATGAAGGTGCCGGATGTTTTGTTCAGATTCCGTGCTTCAACAATGCACTTAGCGAGCGGGTGCTCGTGCTCCTGCAAGAACATTTTGGTGAAGCTTGGTGCGCCCTTTTCGGTCTTTGGATAGTCGATGCTGAGGTGATCGAAAGCCTTCGCGATAGATTTAGCCGCCCAGATTTCAATGTCGGAGCCCGCGATCTTCTTAATCTCTTTAAGAACGTCCCGTTCCCGCTTGAGAAGGTTATCCCTCGTTCGCTCCACCCGGTCCGTGTCAACCCGAACGCCACGCCAAGTCATTTCGATAAGATATGGGAGCAGGTCGAGTTCAAGGTTAGCAATGGGCCACAAATCTTCTTTGGTAAGTTCGGTAGAGAAGAAATTCCAGAGTTCGAGTGCAAGTTCAGCGTCGGCCTCTGCGTATGGACCGACATACATAGCTGGCATCTTCCAGAGTTCAGCTTTTGGGTCGATACCAAACTCGCGAGCGGCCTGCTCTAGCGTCTTCTGAGATTTGGTGCGGTTCAGATAATCGTATGACAGCGCATTCAAGCTATAGCTAAAGCGGTTCTCATTTATAAGCGCGGCTATCAGCATCGTGTCGATGATGCGGCCGTTGAGCTGAAAGCCCATACGTTTGATCCAGCCCGCGTCGTACTGCGCGTTGTGCATGATCTTGTCAGCCGGACACTCGAAGACCTTCTTTAGCCAACGGTTGACGACTTTCTCGTCGAGATTACCGCCCCCGGCGTGGCGGATCGGGATGTAACAAGACCAGCCGTCAACTGCGATAGCGTACCCCACAACCTCGCCGTTTCCCGTAGCCCAACCCGGACCGTTCTTGCGCAGGTCCGGGTCGCGCGTTTCGACGTCTATGGCGATTTTTGTCGCGGACGTGATGTCGGGAAGTTCGAGCGGCGGTATCCACTCGCTTTTCGGCGTGAAAAATGTCATCTGTAGAGACAATTACTTACTCCCAATCGTGGCATCTTTTGGAGACATCTCTCCGCCCAATGCGCTATACCCAGCTTTGTCAATCCACGAGTCCTCGTGATCTATGGACTGAAGAAGGCGGGCGGTCTTCACCCAGTCCATCATAAGCGCGACATGGGATGGGCAGATTTCTCCATGCTTTTCAATCGCGGCCTTGGCTATCAAATCCCATCCCACCGCAATGCGGCGGTGATTTTCGTAAGCATCCCCATAATCCTTCGCGCGGTCACCGTTGATTAAAGCCTCCGCGCTTTTTAGAATTTCACTTCTCTGCATTCCGGCGACCCCCATCAAAGTTTGCGAAGCCGTCAAAGACCATTTCTTTTAAATCTGCGTCCCACACAAATTTGGCGCATGGGACTAGGTCATCAGGGACGCTCGGATGTATCACAACGTTGCCGAATAGCGTCTGCCGCATCTCGTCAAACTCTTGTATTGTAATCTTTTTATTCACAGCTCGTAACTCCTTGTCGCATCTTCAGGCTCTACCAAGTAAAGATTTTCTTTGGTCCGTGTGACTCCAACATAGAACACACGATGCATATCGTCAGGATTTGATTGCATCGACATGTCCGCCGCTGGGCTGAGGGCCGTGAACAACACGACGTTGTCCGCCTCACCGCCCTTGGCTCCGTGGATCGTGGACGCCGTGATACGGGGCACGCCGTTGAACTTCTCTCCGCGGCGCAAAAGCGCCGTGACGTAGGCCCGGTCCGTTTCGGGCAGCTTGTCCATGGCTTCTGACCAGATCTGGCTGGTATCGACCAGCAGGCCGTGGTTCATGACCAAGGCTTCCATGTCCACGAAGTCTGTGTCTTCGAGACCGGGCAGCTTCTTGAAGCCTCGCGCTACGTGGGTACCCGTTGACATGTAGCTGTAGATGATCCGCGCGACGCGGGCCTCGATCTCTTGTCCCTTGCGGAGTTTCTCCCAGCCGTTTACGGCATCGCTTACTTTTTCGCTGATGGACCGTGAGCCGCGGTAGTTGAATAGGTATCCGTTCGACCTGAGTTCTGAAGCGATGGGCTGGAGCATATACCCGGCCTGACTGAGGATGAGCCAAGAGCCGCGGGACATGTCGAGTTCATCAATGCCGTAGATGCGAGCAATTTTTCCGGGGGTATCTCTCGGTTCGTAGCGTTTGGGGAACCTCCGGCGGATACGATTTACGACGCCCTCTGCTAGATAATGGACTGATTTCGGGACGCGGTAGGACTGGGATAGGGTTTCGGCCCCACCCGGTAGGTTGATGAAGTGATCTACGTCCGCACCTGCCCAGCGGTAGATAGCTTGGTCGTCGTCCCCGGCGCAATACATGCGGTTGGAATGTTCGTCTAGGATATGCGCGATGTCCCACTGTAGAGGGCTAAGGTCTTGGGCCTCGTCTAGGAAAACGAGGTCGAAGTGTGGGCAGCACAGATGCGCCTGCGCCACAAACTGCTCCAGCATGTCTGTGAAGTCGTACAGGTTCATCGCCTTCTTGTATTCCCGCAGGCTCTTATCGACGTAGTTAACGGTCGTCCAGCTCTCAGAGATAGAGCTTTCGTTGTACTGCTCACGGAGCGGTACCTTGCGTAGGCGGGCTAAGTTTATCAGGCCCAAGATCGGATCATTGTTGTTCACCATTGAGGGAAGGTCATCATCGATGGCTACGTTCTGTGTGATACCGACGTTGATTTTTATTACTTCGCTCAGTTCCCGGTAGTTCTCCACCCGCATGATCTGGTCAGTCTTGATGTCCGTCAGGTTGAGGGCGAGGCTGTGCAGAGTCCTGAAATAGAACAGGTCTTTCTTTGGGTCGAGCGAGAACCTGACGCAGGCTCTTTCTTTGGCCTCGTTGGCGGCCTTCCGCGTAAAGGCGAGGAAAGCGATGCGCTCTGGCGGAGTGCCAGCGTTCAGCGCCTCGTCAACCATGTTAAGCAGGGTGGTGGTTTTACCGGTCCCCGGCGGTCCAAATATCCGGAACAACTACTTCTCCATCATGCGGATGATCTGGCGGACGCGCTCTCTCGACAGTGAGTAGCGACGGCCGATTGCGGCCATGGTCATCTTATTAACGGCCCAAAGACGGTAAATGGTTTCGTTTCGGCGCGACATGTCTGTAATACTCAAAACGGAACATCCTCTTGTGAGCCAAACTGCGGCGGCTCTAGTTCAATGTCCGACGCTTCAAACGAGGGTATCTTCCACACGCGGACCGGGCGTCCCCTGATTTTCAACAGGAGGCTTTCGCCGTTTATGTCGCGTAGTCGTTGGGCGATCTTGTGCGACTTGTATTCGAAGAACTTGTTCTTACGCAGGAAGGCCTCGAAATCCTTGAGCCTGAAGTAGGTAGCGTTGTTCTCCTCGTCGGTCCACGGGCGGCGGAGCAAGATTTCTTCCCTGTCCTGCGCCTGCTGTAGGTGACGGCAGAACTCTTCGAGGTAGTCGTAGAACTGACCACTGATACTGGCGTCTTGGGCCACCTCTATGATGGCGCTCTCGTTCTCGCGCATTTCCGTCATAAGAGCGGCGATGCGTCCTTCCCACTGCTGCTTTGACAAGGACCGCGGCATAAAGTTTAGCTGCTCTAGGCAAGCCCTTTGGAACGTCCTTTGTTCCAGTAGCGCGTCGGTGTCTAGCTCTAGCGGCTCACCGTTCACGTCCATGAACCAGACCGGCGGCGTAGAATCGTATTTACGTAGGTTGGCGACAGAAGCCCCGGCGACCGCAGCTCCGATGCCGAACTTACGAGTGCGGCAGAGCTCTTTGTTGCAGTGGGCGTTGATGGGCGCATCGCTGCACTTGAAGGCATAATCCTTTCTATCCAACTGCTTCGCCACAACATTGACCTCGTTGAGAGGCAGCGGTGGTACTAGGTGCTCCATGTTGTAACGCAGGATCTCGGATTCCCAAGTCTCCGGATACGCCTTGCGCAAATACACGCCAAGATTAAACAGCCCGTTGTTGCGGCCGCCCTCACTGATCTTTTGCTTGCACAGGATTTGTAGGCACGGCGGACCGTCTTCTAAAAGCTTCCTATCTCCTGTATCGACAATCTGGAGCTTTATGACCTGCTCCTTGGTCTGGGCGTGCTTCGCGTGTAACTCGATGAACTCATCAAGTGTGGCGGACGTCCCGTCATCGAGGAAGGCGTAACGGAGCCCCTCCTCGGCGTTGTAATACGGCAAATTCAAGAAGTTACCGACATCGCCCCGTTCGAGCCTAAGTTTTACCTGCTTGGGGAATATCTCGCTTTCGCCATAACCGATGGCCGCGGCCACACATTGCAGGGCTTTCTGCATGTCCTTCGCTTCAACCCAGTCGGTCGTAAACAGAAAGCAGTGTGCGCCGCCAGACTTAGACCGACAGACAACCAGCGGAAGTTCCATGCGCCGTATCTTTTCAACGAGGATCTTGTGGTCCAAGGGGTACTGGTCGATGTCGATGCAGCCCCACTTGCACATATTGTCTTCGTTGATCGGTATAATTCCCAAGCCGACGCCGTTGCCCGCTAAATGGTTCTCCCACAGCTTATGGGTCCGTGGTTCGCGCACGACGCCTGCCTTGCCGACGTTCTTGCCGGAGGCACTCGTTTTCTCAATTTTGAAGTAGCCATAGGCTTCTTGCAGGCCATCGAAGATGGCCATGAATTTATCTACAGACATTCTTGGCCTCATGCGGGAGAGACGGCGGGGCCAGAATTAGCCCCGCCGATGGCAACGATCAGAACGGAACGTCACCGATGTCGTCGTTCTCTTCTCCGGCATGCTTGACCAAGACGTTGCCCGCGCTAATGCTGTCGGCAAATGCCTTGGCCCGACCGTAGAGGGCAACATCCGTTACCGGGCCCTCGACACTCATCTCCCAG